TACCTGTTGAGGGAATACGAGCTTGCATCCGCGAATGTTTTATAGATAAGGAGTTAAAAGCTTCAGTTCTATTGGTGCTGTCTTTAGCAGAGAAAAGCTAATGTACGCCCGCATGGCGGCACAACTGCATGAAATGGGCTGGCCTACCATCCCAGTCCTTGGCAAACGTCCAGTCGCTACAAACTGGCAGCACCGTGGGGAGTATATGCCCCATTGGCAAGAGATCTTCATTAACGCTCGACAATATCCAGCGGCAAACATAGGGCTACCCCTAGGGCGAGCCTCTGGTGTGGTAGCCCTGGACCTCGACATAGACGACTACGTGCTTCAGGGGGTCGTACAGGAGCTTGCAGAGGCTATCCTGGGAGCTACCGCAGTCCGTATGGGCAAGCCACCACGAGTGGTCATGCTCTATCAAAGCGATCTGCCGACCAGACGCATGGGAAAGGTCGAGTTGCTAGGCCAAGGCACTCAGGTGGTGATCTATGGACAACACCCTGACGGGTACTGGTATCGGTGGATCGATGAAGAACCATTCACCATGCACCCACAAGATCTCCCTCGCCTCTATGAAAACTCGTGGAACGACTTTATTGAGGCACTACACGATACTCTTCCCGAAGAAGCGAGGATATTTCGTCGTGAAAAACGTCAAATCATGGGAACTCCTTTTGATTCTAGTGCTCTTTGGGGTGCTAGGCACGGACGCGGTTCAACGTGGTATCGAAGCGTTGCTAGGCAGCTCTCCGATGCCCGACCAGGAGCGTTGCACAACACAATGGTATCCGCCATCTCAGCCCTGGTTAATAAGGGACTGGACGATGAGCGAATCCTTGAATTCGTCAAGACCCATTTCAACGCTCCCACTGGTGGAGTGTACGCAGAAGTTTGGGATCAAATAGAGCCCGCTCTAGCAGGAGCAAGGAGGAAACACGATGGCTGACTACATCGAACATCGAAAGATAGGTGGCACGGCAGCTTGTGTCATCGCACGAGGCAAGCACTTCAAGATGACACTCCAAGATCTCTGGGAAGAAACAACTCGCAAGAAGGAGCGCCCCGATCTGTCTTGGGAACTGAATGTCCAGCTGGGCATCATGTCAGAGTCTCTGAATGCCAAGTTCTTCACTCACAATACTGAGCTAGAGGTCGAGCGCAACGGTGCCACTGAACAGCTTTACGTTCACCCTGAGTACAATTGGTTGGTAGCGCAGATCGATGGGCTCGTCCATCTGTCTAGGCACTCCAACGGGATCTGGGAGGCCAAGCACACCAACGCCTTTAGTGACATCGAAAAGCAAGCCGATACCTATTACCCACAAGTTCAACACTACATGAACGTGTTGGACAAGCAAGACTCTTACATCTCAGCGATCTTCGGCAACTCCAAATGGGAGTGCATACGAATTCCACGGGATCAGGATTTCATCGACAAGATGATGGAGCTTCAGCACAAGTTCTGGAAGTGCGTTATCATGGACATCCCGCCGAAGGATGGTGGCATAGAGGAAACTATTGAGCCCACGAAGCCTATCGTCAGGAAGGTGGACATGACGGGTAACAACCAGTGGGCCTCACTGTCCTTGGAGTTCATCGACAATCAGCAGTATGCGAAGCTCTTTGAGGATGCAAAGTCAGATCTCAAGAAGCTGGTGCCCATAGATGCTCGTGAGACTACCGGCCACGGGATCATCGCTACTCGTGACAAGAGGGGCGCATGTACGATCAAAGTGGCTTAACCCAAAAAGAACGCTGGCTTAAGCGTTACTGGATCAGTTGCACCCTACTCGCCTCAGACGCTCTCTCAGAGGCGCAGAGGATCAAGGCTATCTCTAGCCTCAAGAAGCTCTTAGATGTGCCTTGGGAAGCTCTCAGGGCTCGTGTGAGAAGGGAGATAAATGATGACACATAAACCAATGGAAGAAGTAGAGCTTCCAGCTGAAGTCACGACTGGTGAAATCGATGGCTTCTTTACGATCACCACCATGTCCACATCACATAGGGCAGTCATCAAATTCAATTATCAACAAGCAGTAACGCTTGCCACGGAACTCATCGTTCACATCAAAAAATATGCTCCTGAAATTGTTGAGCCTTCCGGCACAGCACAAGCAATGTTAGCGAGGGATAAAGCTGATGACAGATACGATCACGAGACTGAAGCAAATCGGTCAGACGAAGATAGTGGCGAAGGCAGTCCTGGCACAAATGAACTACAGCCTTCCTGAGATCTGTAAACCAAACAAGTATGCCGAAGTCGTGGCTGTCCGACAGAAAGCCATGTACGTGTGCAGCGAAATTGTCGGTGCAGGAACCTCGACAATTGGCTACGTGTTCAAGCGAGATCACAGCTGCATCGATCATGCAAAGAAACAAATTAAAGGCAAGATGGTTTACGACCCTGACATGGAACGCCATGTCCGAGATCTTATTGAAGCAGGTTGGAAAGCACTGGAGCAAGCAGATGATCCTTACAAGAGAACAGAAGATAGCACTCAAAGCCGTGTACGACCGCGACACAACAGTAGCGCCGAGCTACCTCGCCTTTAGACGCACAGCCTTCCTGGCCTTTGGTGACTGCGTCATGGTGCCCTGGTGCGGCATGATCTTAGGGATTGAGACTGATGGCTACACGCACAGCTAAACGCTACTGCGGCAAGTGTGGCAGGGATCAACTTATCTGGAATGCCGATGTAGATGTCGATGGTGAAGTGGTTGCTATTTACGATCACTACTCATGTAACTCATGTGCAGCTGAAAAACCGTCGATACTGACACTTCCGCAAGTAACGATTTTGTATTCCTCCAAGGCCGCAGAATGATTCACAGCAGAATCCTTCGTGCCAGACCCATCCCCCACCGTGTCGAGATACCTGAAAAGCAAAGCCATCGTTCTGCTCCTATCTACACTTGTCTTTCATGGTGTCGTTGTGAGCCCCGATTTGGCGAAGCTCATCACTAGGGATAACCCTGAACCCTTCTTCTGACACGATGATCTTGCTGAAGCTGGCGCAAAGGTCACTCTTGGCTGCGGCGCACCCTGTCAACAAGCTCATCCCGATCAGTAATGCCACGATACTCTTCATCGATCTCGTTCCTATCTGAAGCGTCCTGTAAGCCTCTCTCAGCCACCTTGCCCTTATAGGCTTGGATAGCCCCGAAGGCTATGAGAAGAGGCTGTACGAGCATCCTCAAGCCTCCTAGGACTATCTGAGCCAGAAAGGTCATGCGTTATCGTCCGCATTGCGGTTGCGACCAAAGTTCATCGACAAGAAATTCAGCACTCCTAGGATCTTCCCTAGGACAACATCATCGTGCTTCGTCGGCGTCAGCACGGTCACGGCATTGGCAGCAGTAACCAACGCAGTAATTGCCACCAGCCATGCTGGCAGAGCGTCTGCGTAACCCATAACTGTGTTCAAGAGATCCACTTTCTTTCTCCTCTTCAGTAAGTCCATAACACGGTAGGCCGGGTAAAGAACCCAGTCCCCGTGCCTTCGCTTGGCTCTGTGCAAGTCTGCGACCTCCAGTCCAGATGGACGAAGGTCGGGGCTATTCCTATGCTCAGGCCACGCTCCAAGGCCACTCCCACTAGAGAAGCCATCAACGATGAATCTGGTCGCTTCACATCTATCGCGCAAGTCCGCGTGTTCCAGTGCAGATTGAATGTGAGGTGTAGGCTGTTGCGGTGCCCGCCCACCATCCGGTTGTGGTCAGGACACCGGCAAGCCGAGGTTGGTATGAGTGGGTGCCCATAGACTCCCCTGAGCCCGTCCAGCTCTTCCGCGAAGCCTTCGGCCAGTTCCATCGTGCCGCAGCCGCACTTGCACTGAAGTTCTTCTTTCGTGAAATAGTTCATAGTGACTCCAGCTTTCCTAGGATTCTTCCTAGGGTCTGTTCTTCTTCGTGCATGTGCATCCCTAACGCTGTCTCCATGCGCTCTATCGAACGAGTGTTCGCTTGTACTGTGGCGCTGATGCCAGCGATCTCTGCACGATCCTTGGACAATGCCCTGGTGTGCCCGTTAATTTCATCTTGCATATGACTGGTCCCATTCACCTTGCCTAAGCGGCGTTCCACGGAGAACGCCCAGCCCAGAATGCCGCCAAGGGCAGCTAGGCCAGTACCAATCCCCCATTTGACAGACTCATCAACCACCAGCTTTTTCCCCTATGCTGGGCTCGGCCTTCTCCCAGGCCTCCCCCGTGGAAATGATGCAAGCCTTGAGAGGGTCGTTTACAACAACACTCCAGCTACCTTTAGAGCTAACGAATAGCTCAAGAATCATTCCCCCCTCAGTTAAACCTCGGCCAACAACACGTTCCTTGTATTTGCCGCTAAGGCTTTCCGTAATGTTTTTGCGAGGGCCGCAGAGCATGGCATGGCCCCACGCAGACTTGGCGCCAAGCCATAGCAAGGCCAGGACGCAGACAGCCACCGTAAGGGTGCCAAGGCGGTTCATTGTTACCGGCTGGGTTCCGCGGCATCCCGTGCTGAACGGTTTTTATATCCCACCGCCGCAGCAGCTGATGCCACCAATTCATCATCAGTCGCGGGCATCGAAGTCACGCTGGGGTCCGCTTTCAGTCGCTGGACCTCCGCAATTGCCATCCGTTTGGCACAGTTGTTGATCTTGCCCTGGAACGGCCCAGCGAATATCCAGCCAACGATGTCGCTGGGATCGTCGGCGTTACCGACATCGCGGAGGTCATTCTCCAAGGCCAACAGGGGGTTGCCCGTCACAGACTTGGTGAAAGTCTGGCCTTTGTACTCGACCGTAATTTTGAGTGTCATTTGTTTTCCTTTATCCTACAAGACGAATGCCGATGTGCGTGTTGCCGTTACCGATATCAACGACCTTTGTTCCGTTCGTGATGCGGGTACTTGTGGTCAGAGTGTCAGCCGCGTCCATGTCAATCAGCGCGCTGCCGTTGTAATAAAAAGCCGTCCCTGCTTGGTCCGCCGCCGCCCAAGGGTTCAGGCGATTAATTTGCATGGCGCGGTTGCTGGCCGTGAATGCCGAGATGATACGGGTGTGGCTCGATAGAAGCCCTGTCAAAACAACGGAAAGATCAACCGCATAGGTGCCTGTGACAGGGGCTGTAAACGTCGAAGTTCCATCAAAGTCGGCGTTTTGGTCCGTGATCTCGGTCGGGAAAGTAAGCGTAACGGTTGTGTCATCACCCGTGGCGTCAGTCTGGCCCGTACCCGCAGCAACCACGATAGGCTGCAACGGCGTCTGCACAGCCCCGATAGGGTCGAACTCCATCGCTAAGGCACCAGCAACAGCCACGCCAAAATTGTTGGCCCCTATGCGATATATGCCGTTGTCTGTATCATCAGCAAAACTTAATCCCGGCGCACCAACTGATCCATCATCTGCCGGAATTACATCACCGGAAGCAAGGCCGCTGCCAAACCCCGTAGCAGTCCCGCTATTAGCTATGGTCGCCCCACTATCAATATTGAGGGTGCTGCCGGATAGCACACTAAATGTATTAGCCGTCATTTGGAAATCATCAGCACCAGCAATTTTGATGTCGATCTGGTCGTCTGTATCTGCCGTGATGCTCGTATCGCCGTCCGCATCTAGCACAAGTTCACCGCCGTTAACGTCAAGACCGGCGAAGACTGGGCTGTCCCCAGTACCGACACCAACCGATGTGCGTAAAGTGGCACCACTCTCCCAGGCCAAAGCACCGGCACCAGTAGCAACTGCAATTTCCCCATCAGATGATGCCGCACCAAGAGTATCTAAATCCTGAAGGTTGCCATCCAATTTTGCTAGCTGTGTACCCTCTACAGAAATCTCACCAGCGGATGCCCGTGCAATAGTGGTATCAGTAGCGTGACCCAGTTCAATTCCGGTGAATTGCGGGCTATCCCCAGTACCAACACCAACCGACGTTCGGAGTGTAGCCCCACTCTCCAAGGCCCAGGCCCCGGCACCGGTGGCGACCATCATCTCACCGTCAGCGGTAGCCACACTCAGTGCAGCCAGATCATCAAGGTGAGCATCCCAAGCCTGGAAGTCTGTGCCAGCTTCCAAATTGGCAAGAGCCTTGAAGTTAGCCTCAGACGTCGCTACCAGCAAAGTCGCCATGTAGGTAGTCGTAGTGGTTCCGCTAGTCCCGGCAGAGCCTTCCAAGGCAGTCCCTGCTGAATCCCATTTGATGAACTCGTCAGCCACAGGGAAGGGAAGCTCCACAGAGACCGCGTCAGGCGTACCTACAGCGTGGCGCATGGACCTACCCACGGCACGAGTAACCTGCTGGACGAGCGCCACAACGCGATCTAGAGCCGTTTCATGCGTGTCCGCACCAAAAGCATCATTCTCCACGTAATCCGTGGCCTGAGTCTCTGGCGTATGACGCTCAACAACTAGTGTCTCGGTAGCTGCTGGTGCCGTCACCATCGTGACATTACCACCACCCGCATCGCCCGCTCCCGATACGCTGTAGTGAGTGGTGATAGTCTGGAGAACTGCCGCACCCGTGGCAGTTGTCACCAGCCATACCTTCAGGTCAGTGGTGGCGAAGATCTTGAAAGCATACGCGAAGACTGTCGTAGAGCCGTTGCCTACGGTTTCAACGCGAGAGATTGTCGTTGCTATGGTCATGATCGTACTCCGTTGATCCGCAAGGTACTAGAAAAGGTTCCTATTGCCTAGAGATAGCGCCGCGCCACCCTCTTCAGCCAACTGATCCATCCAATCACCCATCCGAGTGACATTTCCCATCTTCAGCCAGAAAAGATTATTGCCTGGAACGCTACGCCACACATCCAATCCAGTATGATAATCCATGTCGCCAAGTAAAATATCTTTACCAATCCCAGCAGTTCGTCCTGCAATGCTTGCTACAGGGCCAAAGACTGATCCAGCTTTCCAGGTGAGCGTCGTACTCCAAGGCGGTGCCGTTCCAGTGACTGGACGAAGACCGATCTCATTATCCGTGATGGACTCAATAATGTTGTTCACAGTGGCGAACCAGCTGGTAATTCCAGACTGGTCAATGCCATCAAGAAGGAACCCTGTGACACTGTCTGTGCCAGGACGACCATTCATCTTATCCTTAAGGGAAACCACAAGGGCACCGATATAGGTCATCATCATTGCACCATGAAGCGTTGCAGCATCACGGATCTGAATGCCAGGAAGCAGAACCCTCGTAGCACTGGCAAACACAAAAGATTTGTACATCGTAATCATCTTGCCCCAGGAAGGGTGCAAGAAAATTCCAGGCCAGTTTTTGGTGGTGTCTTCGTCAAGCACCTGAAACCCAGCATGAGAAAATAGAGGCTGGTCGCCAACACCAGGAGTCACGATGGTCGCATCGATGTCTCTGACCAGAGCGTTGCGGAAAGTGTCTACAAGACCAGCAGCGTCGGCGTCCCATTCAAGTGTGTTGGGAATCCATGTGTCTTGCACCACCTCGCCATGCTGTTGGATCTGAGCGGCTATCAGCTTGGCATCCTCAACACTAATACCTGCGGCGCGCAGTCGCGCAGCCCCAGACTCAGTGACCATACCCTCAACAGTTCTGATTGTGTCACGAGCAATCCGGTTAGAGATCACCACACCAGCGGCTTGCTTCAAGAAGGCATTCCACGGGCTCAACAGGTTCGCAATGAAGAAAGCATTCGTTGCTCGACCAGAGATTTCCTCAATCCGCGTGAACCTTTGAGGAAGCTCACTGGCATTGACCATCGCAAGGGCTCGGCTTTGCAAGATCATGTCTAGACCAGTGCCAGCCATCTTGGCTTCTTCGGCTGCAATCTTCCAAGTCTTGATGTCTGACACAATCAGCTTCAACATTGGGAAAGCATTCTCAATGCCGTTAGCCATTACGATCCTGCCCATATCAGGCAGCGATGAGATTACGACACCACCAAGCATTGTCAGATGCGAAAAGTCAGTAACCAATCTCGCAGTCTTTGACGTCATGCTGAACGGATCAGCAGGAAGGCCGTAGTTACCTCTCAGCAAATCTCTCATTGCACGGATATTTTTTAGATCCAGCGCAAGTTGGTCAACCAGCTTCGCCTTTAATTCAGGCGTTGCTGCCGCCTTGATAGTTGCTTGAGCCTCAAACTTCAGCTGGTCAATGTCTCGCGTCATGCCGACATCACCAAATTCCTTGGTAAGTTCAATGTCGGCAGCAAACTGGCGATTGTAGGTTCGCAGAATTACGTCAATATCACTCTCAAGGAATTCCTCAACGACCTCATCGCTAACGTCAATCGTCCGTTCCTTGAAGATCCCCTTCGGGCTTGTCTTGATTGCATCAAGATCGACGTCTTCCATGCCGTCAGCAGTATGGAGGATGCGCTCAAGCTGAAGGCGGATCTCGGATTTCTTCTTTGCAGCATCACCAACACGACTGATCTGGTCAGCATGGATCAGGTCAACAAGCTCATCCATCCGTTCACGTACAGTATGGATATGCCAAATACGAGGCACCCAATTTGCCAGCTTATCCTCTGACTGGATCAAGCCATGCAAGATGCCTAGCTCCGCATCAGCGTCTAGCTTTGCACGGATCTTCTGAGCCATTGCCCTGACCTCGGGCTCAACCTCCATGTCAGGACGACGTAGGGAGGCCGTAACGCTCCTGTTAAACTCATCAGGCAGCATGAAGTCCCTTTCCTCCAGGGTCTTCCTTCCTTCTCTTCTAATCGCATCCTTGGCCGACTGAGCCACGGTCCCGAACAGACCCTTAGCTTCAGGCTCTCCAGTCACCCTGGCACGATAGGCTCCGTAGTTATCACGTAAGCCAGTAATGAACGATGCAAGAGCGGACCCATGCCTCTTGATCTTCGTTTCAACCGCTTGCTTCGTAGCCTTATCAGTGCCCTTCAAGTTTTTCTTATGGAACCCTCCAAATTCAGCCATGCGCTCAATGATATTATTCGCATGAGCATGGGTGCTTAAGAGAACCTGAAGCCCAGGATTGACCTTAGCCAAAATATCCTCAAGCCCACCGGCACTAGCAACGGTATCCCCACCACGAGGTGGCCCACCATCAAGCAGATCACCCGTAGCACTGGGCGGTAGATCGCTGCCACCGCCACGATTGAATGCCTCTGTCGCAATATCGTTGATGCGATTTTCATAGTCTGCCTTGCTCTCCCCTTTGTTTCTGGGGAAGTCAGCATGAGCAAGCTCGTGGTTTGTAACGAACCTCTCCCAATCACCAACCGTGTTAATCATGTCTTCAGGGAGAGGGCGAACGCCTTTGGCTGGATTGAGCCACACCTTGCCATCGAACCCTTCAGCTATCGCAGCCTCGTCCAACGTGATCTCGTTCTTGGCGCGATTGAACTTGCCCGCTACAAAGACATCGCCACCCTTCCGCTTGAGCTTGTTCCGGCCACGCTTGATCTTCGTAGTCGTAGACAAAAGAGGCTCATCAGGAATGGGTGCTTCAACAGGCTCTCCCTCAATGGGACCAGGAGCTATCGGATCATCCGATGCTGGCCGCGAAAGAAGACTAGCGACGTCGTCATGGGAAGGGATTCTCCCAGTATCAACCAAATGGTTATGAATCACATAAGACAAACTTGGCGTGAAGTCCTCAACATCAGAACCGTATCGCGCCTCAACAATACGCTGTAGCTCTAGATTGCGCCTAAAATTAGAAATCTCTTCTTCCGTATAGCCACGAAGCCTACTAAATTCTTCCCAATCCCCCCTACCATAAGCAGCGATTTCATCATCAGTCCATTTCTTAGGATCTGAGATCTTTTCAGACATCCGAGCTTGGCGTGTACGAAGAACAAATTCCCTCACATCAGGATCTCGTAATTCGTCCAACGGTGTCCCATCAGGAAGGTCAAAAGACCTTTCAAACTCTGTATCAAGTTTGAAGTCACTTTTTGCCCCAGGAGAAACAACAGGCTCTATGGGATCAGGAGTCTTCGTAGGAGTCGCAAGGTTCGGCCCCTTGGCTCCCGACACACCCCGCGTCCGCAAAGAAGCGTCCATGCGAGACTCTTCCATGTGAGAATGGGTCCGTCGCTGATCGAAGCCAAAGGCAGCGTTGCGAGCCCGCTCAACCTCAAACGGCAGCAAGTCGTCATCGGCTCTGTCAGGGAATGCCTTCCTAAGAAAGTTCCTGCCAGCCTCAGAGGCTTTGAAGGCAGCAGCACTGACTTGCCCAGAACCAAACTGCATCTCGTGTGTAGCGCGAGCCGCAAGGTCTTCAAACATGGACTTGCTGGCGAAGTTCGACCAGGGTCCAAGAGAGGCAAGGGTCATTAGACCGCCGCCGAAGCCCGCTGAGAATAACACAGTGGCGGCGCTGCCCTCTAAGGGGCGATCAGATTGTTCTGCTTGCAGTAACAATTCTGTTGTCAGTCCAGCGGCTCCACCAATCTTAGCACCAGACAATGCGTTCCTGCCTAACGTATCCATCAGCGAGCGAGACACGCCAGGGGCTGTCGAGAAAAACAAGAGGTTCACTGGGTCAATGATGCCAGCAGCAAGGCCAGTCAGAAGATCCTCAAACCCGCTCGCTTGCTCCATGATGAGGCGGTCATTCTGACGCCGGTCAATAGCTCTCTTGATGACGTCAGTCTCAGACGGGCTCCTAGAGGTCAGGAACTCCATAGCGAAGCTCTCATAGCCCTGGATGTCCTCAAGAGCATCGTAGCCAGGGATAGGCTCTGATCCGCCTGTGGTGTTGACTATGCCAGAGAACAGAGTGTTGTTCAGACGCATCTGTGCGCTGAAGATGTCAGGCAGCGAAGGAGACCAATCCAGCTTCACATGGCGAAGCTCATCCTGCAAAGGAAGGACGTCATCGACAGGTTCAAAGAAAGCGCCCATTACTGACCCTGCCCTTCTTGGTTTTGCCTAGCACGGTCAATGCGGTTCTTCATACGAGTGTTTGTCATGAACTCGTCGTAAGTGTTCGTGTCGCCTTTTATTTCTCGGGCGAAGACGTTCCAGATACGCTGGTACAAAGGAGTCGTCGCCTGAAGCTGCTCAGTCAGGAACAGAGAATTCTCCTCACGGCGACGCTTGCTTTGAAGGTTGCTACCAGCCAAGCCTCTGGGCTCGCTGTAATCTTGTGCCTCTTGTTGGAACTCCTGAACATCGCGTTCTTCTGGAAGGTGCTTGAACCCTTGGATACGAGGTGTAGAGCCTTCGCCACGCTCAAGATGTGTTCCCAACATCTTTTTTTGCATCATACCTTTATTGTAAAGGGCCCCCTGGAAGTACCGCCCAAATGTATCAACAACAAGATCCATCGGCTTACCAAATATCTTGCGAACGAACTTCGCTCTCTCCAAAGCTCTCTGGCTATCGTCAACCAAGTCAGGCTGAATAGACAACACCTTTGGTATGATTTTGCCAGAAGCGTCAGGTTCAAACGAGAACCTGGGCTGACCTTTGTAAAGAATAATAGCGGTAGGCAGACCATTCTTAAACTTACCACGAACAAGAGTTGTGTGGTCTGGAAGCATTTTATTCTGGTTAAGAAGGTGCGGACGATCAAGCCCAAGAGCAGACGTAAAAGTTTGGGCAGAGCCCTCACCAAAGATTTGGTCAATACCCGACTCAATTCCACGAGCAAGAAAAGTTTTATCATTCTTGGTCAAGCTAATGCCATTTTCTGAAAGAGTATCTGACAGTAGCTTACGGAACTTGAAGTAGCCCTCGTTGCTATCCAGGCCGAACATTGCTCTGAATGGCTTACTGTCAAGAGCGTCTTGTGTCCAGATGATCGGTTGGTCAGGATTAACCAACCGTGAAGCAGAGTATTTCTGACTGAACACGCTCACATAGGTGTTCTCGAAAGCAGCCTCTAAATCACTGCTGTTGCCAGGACGCAATCGTGTCCCGCCTTCGCCAAGGTGGCGCTCAAATAACATTGACTTAAAAATATTTCGGATAGCAGGTTTATGCTTACCATTTAGAGCATTGGCAAAGTCATCGGGGTTAGGCGAAATTCCCTGTCCATAAAATCCAGTGAGAGTGCCAACATCATTCTTAAACTTCTCGAATAAGAAAGCGTCAACCTTGGCGTCAAGGTCGTCAATAGCATCAAAGAATGCTGTGCGTGTTTCTTCAGTCTTGACTTTCCCAAATAAATTTAACTCACGCATCCATGCGCCAAGATTGCCAAGGTCAGCCCCTTCAACCACGCGGTCAGCAGCCATCGCTAACTTCCGATCAAAGACAGCGGTTGGATCAACTGTGCGAATGACATGAACAACACGAGCAATTTCACCAAGAGCATAATCAGTCATTCCTTCACTAGTTAACTGACCTTTCTTGTTCAGCATATCGACAATACCAGAATGAACATGACCAGTCTGGATTAGAAAGCCGATAGTCATCTCACCGCCAGCACCTACTGTCCCATTGCTATTGAAAAATGTAGCTAATGCGGTGCTGAGATTGGAGCGATTGGTATTTGGGTCAGGGGCAGACCACCACTGGTTAAATGCTTTCTGCCCAGCGTCTGACAACCCTCCCCTTGACTTGCCGTCAAGAATTAAGTTCATCTCAGCTTGAAGAACTCGCCGGTCCTGACGAGCCTTACCAGCAGCGTCAATTGCAGCGCCATAGTTCCGTGTCAAGATTGCTCCAATGTTAGGATCTTTACTGATCCTTTCAGCAAGACTTTCTCTGGGGCGGTCTTCGGCAAATACACCACTTGCTGTAAACGCAGTGTCAAGCAATTCCTGTGTCCGTCTTTCTAGCTCTTCATAACGGCCAGGATCGTGTGACAAAAGATCTTTGATCTGAGACAGCTGATCTTCAATGGACTCACTAAGATCTGTGACAACGTCAACACGAGCCGAGGTATCATCAGCGGTACGCCGAACAGCGACTTTCAAATCATCAAGCGTTTCTCCAAGCTGTGTGGATAGCCGTGTGGCGGCTGTGCTATCAGCTTGCTGAAGGGCGGTATCTCTTCGTTTCTCTATGGTCTTGCGCTGTGAGGCCACGCCTTCAAAATTAGCCTTTATTGCAGCAAGGCTACCCGCAAGGACAAAATTATTGTTCTCAAGTGCAGTTCGTTGAGCAGCGTCAATTATGTCTGTTGCCTCTGAAACATCAGTCCCTTCAGTTTTTGCAACAGCTAAGGCGTCAGCCGCAATTCTATGAGCATCCAACACTGACCGCATTCTCAACATACGTGGGTCAAGATCTGAAATACCATTTTCATCCTTCCAACGGTTCATGTTTTCTTCAAGAGTGCTTTTCTTAGCGTCTAGCTCTTGTAACAATTCGTCAGAAGATAATTCATCAGTGCGACTGATAACAGCAAAGTAAGAATTGAAATCTGGTAAGATCTTAGCATAAGAGTCTGCCGCAGCCTTTCTTGAAGCGACTTCAGCAGCAGAGGTTTTACCCACACGCTCACGAAGAATACGACGAGTAGGAGCAAGCATCGTGGCAAGCTCTTGCATAACAAGCGGATCGCCACCTTCAGCCGCAAAAGTCAATTCAAGCTCACGAAGGACTTCTTCTGCCTGAGCATCAGTCTCAGCAAGCGCAGCCCGACTTGCAAAACTAGCTGCACGAGAAGCGGCTATCACATGAGCATCAGCCACAGCGAAATCTTTAGCGTTGAAACTTCCACGGAAGTCTCTTTTGAATAACGCCTTTTCAGCATAGTAACGATTTGATGCGCGAGTGATTTGCTCAAGAGAGCCTTTAGCATTTTCTGGAGTGATTGCTGCAAGTAATTTTGATGTGCCAATAGCAGCAGACTTAACGGCAGCAAGCGCAACACCCCTACCTTCAGTTAATGCCTTTTGGGCTTGATCTCTAAAGGTAGGAAATTTCAGAGAAAACTTTGCATATCTCTCAGAACCACCATTAAGCAATCGCTGGGGATCAAACTCAACAAGCCGCTGCATAACTTGTTCTTCAATAGCTATGTTCAGCTTACGCTTAAACGCCGCTTGCTCATGCTTGCCATAGAACCGCCCAGAACCGTCAACAAGAATATTGAATGGCTCAATAGCATCTGCACGAGCTTGCGATCCAGGCTCCGTGCGTTCAGCAGCTTTCACAGTCTCGGAAAAAGAGACATTTATTTGAGCCTCCATCTCAGTGGCAAAAGCTGTCTTCGCCGTTTGCAAGGCACGAATGTTACCAGTTGACTGCTGCTCATCCATTATCTTTTGGAATTCTGCAACAGCAGAAGCAGACATCGATTTCTTGGCTTCAGCCACAAAGGTATCAGTGATGGTCTGACCACTCTTGGCCGTAGAGCTTACGATTTCATCAGGGCGAGACTGGTCAAATGTCCGGGCCTCGTTAGCACGGGCCTCTTTTGCAAGACGTTCCAACCGACCTGTCTCTATCGTATCGACATTGTCTTGATGCTCATCAAGCTGTGCAGCAATCTGAGCGCCAATTTTCTGAAGAGCTTCACCACCGAAATCCAGCCCACTACGGAAAGGAGCGCGAATAGACTCCCGCTTCTCTACACGTAGATTGACATCACTCGCACGAGCCACGTTAGGACGGACTACAGGAATGTTAAATTTGAGAGCCATCATCTATTCCTAAGTACCAGGAGGTCCGCTACCCGCATCATTCAACCCACGACGACGTTCAGCAGCAGCAGAAATGCGCTGCCCAGTTTCCTTAGCGGCTTGAGCTTGCTGAAGAAAACCTTGCATCAAAGACGCCCCAGACGGAAAAGGAATGCCAGCCTTCATTAACATAATGGAAAAGACTTGCACAGCCCGTTCCCTGCTGGCAGGGGCGATCCGTTCAATCTGCGCTGCAAACGACAAGGCTGAGTTCATAATCATAACGTTGCTGCGAAGATCTTCCTTAATGCCCAGATCCGAATCGGTCGTGAAGACGGCAATACTCGGATTATTTAAGTCACCTTTGGTGTTCAAAAACATCACTTCCGAATGTCGAGCCCCGGCGCTACCAACTGGTGCTTCAAACTCACCAAAGGTCACGCGGTACTGCATAACGCCATTTTCGTCTGGACCAAGAGGCTGTGCCGCCACTGGCCGCCGCCCATCGTCCGTGCGATGAACACCCTTTCCCGTAGGCACCCTGGCTTGACTGCCTGGGGGTCTGCTATCACCAGCATATACCTGAATGATACGCTCCATAGATGTGCCGTCAGCCAAATAACTATTGAGAACACTGAAGGCACGAGCCTCGGCCTTGGCCCGCTTCTTCTTGCCCATAGCCTGCAGACCAAAGGCCACGGCTGCGAATCCTGCAAAGATTCCTGTTGAAACAAGGGCTGGATTAATAGCGGCTCCAGCAGCATTACTTGCACCAGCAGCACCAATTTCACCAGCGGTGCCTGAAAAAGTAATACCAGATCCAGAGGCAGCACTTCCAAACCCAGTGGTCCCAGGAACAGCACTCGCAAATTTAGATCCAGCGGAAAATGGTGATGTTGCATCGAGCCCCAAAAAGCTTTTCACACTTTCACCAAGTTTCCTGCCAGTCAAGAAGTCAGCCACCTTCACAGCACTGGCACCAGCACTCAAAGCACCGAAAGCCAAGTTCACCTTGGCAGCAGTCTCAGCAGCATCTTGAGCAGATCTCTCAGCCGCAGCACGTTGCTCAGAGTTCGCTATCGCAGCCACAGCCTGTGCCGAAGCCATCTTCTTGTTCAGTCCAGCTCGCTCCAAATCAATCTGCTTATTGCGCTCTAGCGTGTTGAGAGACTGGGCAGCATCAAACATCGCAGCATCAAGGCCCTGTTTGATCTGACGTTGCTCCAGATCCAGAGCTTCCATCTGGGCCCGAACATTCGCTAAGGCATCCCGCTGAGTGATCTCAGCAGCAGCTATGTCCGCATCCCTGCGAAGGGCTGACTGCGAAACAGTCTGGTCACGGCTTAGATCAGCACGGGCAATGTCACCCTCAGAGGTCAACTCAGCTTGCCCAATCTCCTGGCGCTCACGAGATTTGCCCACTTCACGCTGGAGAACTCTGCCAGCGATCTCAGTGTCCCGCTCAAGTGCCGTTTGCTGAGCCTCAAAGCCCGCCTCAGTGGCTATCTCTTCCTTCTGGGCGGTCACGGACCCTGAACCTACCCTGACGTTCCCTGCACCCGCTGCAGCCCGTGCTTGTCCAGTGAGTTTGCGCCGCTTCACTTCGATCTGGCGCATCTTCTCCTGAGACTGCTGCACAATGAAGTTCAGGGTGACGTCCAGGGCAGCGTTCTCCAACTCAGCCCTTTCCTCAATACCGCCCGTAGTCAAGGCCAGACGACGCAATGAGAGGTCTTCAGTCAGCTCAAAACCAGCGTCAGCGAATTCCCTGGTCAAACGATCCTGGGCAGTAGCCACACCACTCGTTAGAGCAAAGCGACTGGTAGCCGTATCAGCAACAATCCCCTGAATCGTTGCCTGGATACCCACCTTCTCCAAAGAAGCAGCGGCATCGAACTTGGCACGATCCCTGCTTTGCTCAATCTGGGACTTCTCAATGTCGAAAGCCGACTTGATCGACTCAATCTCTTTGTCCAACGCAGACAGTTGCAGCGGCAAAAGAAGCCGAGCCTGTTCAGCGTTCTGCAAGGCAATGGCAGAATTCGCACCAAACGTCTTGGCCTGAGCCTTCAGAGTCGTGAACTTGCCAAAGCCCGTCGCCAAAGCGCCAGCGGCAGTAAAGCCACTGGAGAGCGCGCTCGTTCCTGTCGTGCTTGATTGATCTGTCATCTCAGACCTCGTTCACATCCTGGCGCACCACCATAGCGGTGATGGCAAAGTCATAGGGATCGCTCCCCGTAATCGTAATCTTGCCCTCAGTATCCCAGCCAGTATCAGGAGACATCTCATAGTCCCCTGTAATGGGCGTGGGTGAGCTGTCCATGAGGTCCGAACTGTCGCGGGCCAATATGGGGTCACCATTGATCGTGCTGCCCAGTGAGCTTCTGAGGCGCAGCAAGACCCCATATGGACGCCGCTTCTGCCCAAGGGTCTGCCCACGCTGTGTGGCTTGCTCAAGGGCAAGGTTCTCGACCTTGTGCGTGTAGGCCAAGCCAACCTCTGCCGTCGAGTACGTCTTGGAGTTCGCAAAGGTGATTGCACCACCAGTCACAGTCAACGTCCCGGCAGCATCGCCGTCACCCTTGACCGTCACCGTTTCACCTTCCAGATGGTGAAGGTTGCTCAAGGTGGCTACAGCAGAGCCACTGTAATAAACGAGACTGTCAGTATTGCGGGAGCTATCAAGATACTCCACATAGCGATGTGTCGTGCTATTGATCGTCCTCTTCACAATAACCCAGGTCTGATCGAACTCTGACGTTCCATCGCCAGCCCGCGGAATTGTCGTGACGCTCTCAAAAGCTGGTGACGTCCCACCTGAAATCATGCGGCCCCAGCCAAGCACACCCTTGTCCCGGTAGTAGCTCAAGGCACACATCTGACCATCATCACGAATGGCCCAAATAGTGTTGTTGGGATCACCGGCATACGCCATCTGACTCACACCATCGCCGGTAACGGTATCCGCATGGAATGTCAGTTCGTCAGATCGGTATGCCTTCCTCACCGTGTCGCCATCAAAGTAGATGTCGAAGATACGCTTGCCAGACCGCTTGAGATGGATCAGGGACTTTTTGGCATTGACCGGCATCACCAATGCGTTGCCCTCATAGCTGTGAGGCAAGAAAGAACCATTGGTTGGAGTCGCTGGAGGGCTATCTGCCGTCAAGTTCCACTCTGCGCCAGAAGTCCCGGCAAAGAGATCTGTGCCTAGCGTAGCCAACCACCGCACACGGTTCATCGTGACATTGGCAATCGTAAAGCTGATGGCACTATCAGCATCGGTCCCAGGAGTGTGTGTCTCAAACAAGCCTGTCTTTGACCCCCAGATGCCTTGAGGCTCACTCTTGGTGGAGGCAAGCATGAGCCGCTGCTCAAAGAACGACACACAAGCAGGGTAACCAGTCGTGTCACTAAACGAACCCATCCTGAACTGAGTATGAGCCCCTACCCCTGAGAGGGTCGTATCCACGATGGTCACTGTAACGACCGTGGTGGACGTATAAGCGGTGATCTTGCACCAATGCCAGTTAGTGCCGTCGTGAACCCTGATGAGCCTGTCGTACTGGCCTGTGCCGCCTGAGCCACTGGTGTCCGTATCAGCAAAGAGAGCCGCAGAAGCCGTGCAGGAGGTCGAGCCGGATGTCGCGCCGAAGGTCAATGTGGTTCCGCTCGTGTCCTCGGCCATATAAGGCCCGTCAGTCCAATCCACCTCGGCCAATGTCCAGGCAGTATCGCTGGTCCTGGTCAGCTTATTGGTCGGATGGTCCTCCTGACAGAGATACATCGTAGACCCGTCCTGAGCGTGTTGAAGCTCAAACAGATCCGCCGTTACCCACGGCGTCGTGATCTCGACAACCTTCTCTGCCGTACCAGCTGACGAATAAGCCGTATGAGCAGAGCCATCCTCACCAGAAAGCTCAAGATCATTCGCATTGGGATTGGCTACCGTGAACCATCGATCGTTGATCTCGGTCATGCCGACTACGTCTTGGACCTTGATCTGATCGCCAGCACTGTACCCATGAGCCGTAATGGAAAGCACCACGGGATTTGCAGCCGTTGCCCCTGTGATGGTCGTGGCCGACTCGCGCACCTGAGCATCACTGGTGAAGAAGCGGGCTATCGCGCTCTCCAGACACACAGCGTAAGCCGCATCCGTGGATTGCTCAAAAGGTAGCAATCGCGCTTTAGCGGTTTCATCCCCAAGCGGCGCGGCGAAGACAGAGCCGTCACGACGCTCTATCCCGCCTTGCGGCAGGATCACCATGTTCTCAAGCGTCTTCAGTCCTTGCTTGTAAAGGTCAAGGTCAGTGCGGCCATAGAGCTTGTTGGAAAGCTCGCCACCGCCGAAGGCGTTGAGGACTGAGGAAACGGCCATTTATTTGCGATCTACGAAGATGTTGCCAAAAAGACGCTTTCTAGGCTTTCGATCACCACCCATCATTTTCTGACGAAGATGCTTTCGGGTAGCGGCCCCGCTCTCTTTAATTTCAACACGCAACTTATCTTCAGAAATTGCTTTCTGCGTTTCCTTAGCTATTTTGACTCCGGCAGAAAACCGCTCAAACAGGCTTTTCAGATCTTCAGTCATTAGAACATCTTCCTCTCACGACGGGTGGGGATGCCCATACCAGATGCAACACCCTTGCCAAATTGACGTTTGAAGCGGCTAGTCCCAGCAGCTTGTTTGGTGGTGGGTGTTCTTGGATTGACGCTGTGGGTATCGCCAAAATTCTTCCTTGCCGAGGCATCAAGAGCTTTAGTCGTTATCATCACAGGCTTTGGCTTGGTTGACTTCTTGTTATGTTCAATCCGCTGCGCTGCACTGATCCGATCTTGCGCTGTGGCGTGTTTGACTTTGCGCTGAGTCTTGAACTTACTCTTCGGTTTCGAGAAGCCGCTAACAATTTCCTTGTCAGAGAAATTGCGCTTGAGCTGTCGCTTCCTAATCACTCCAGCGTTCGGGAATCTAGTATCAGACATCACAGCCTCACATCTGTAAAGGTGCTGGACTCAACGACAGGCATGGCACCCTCCTGCCCGTCAATGGACCGGGAGTCCTTCAAGTTGTCCTTGTAAATCCCGATCATGCGGTCCTGCTCGCCCTTGTCGCTCGTCAGACGATAAGCGATCTGGTAGGCCAAGCGAGCCGCAATGCACTGGGTCAGCATCGTGTCCATCAGCATCGGGTCCGTCACCCGAGCCAGATATTTGATGTTGACCGAAGAGTTGTCGCACTGAATGTAGCGCCCGAAAACTTCCCATTCCTCCATCTTCAGATCTTGAATCTCAAGCACCCTCAGACACCAAGGGTCCGTAGGAAGCAGGAAGCGGTTCGTCCAGCCCCAGGTGGGGGACGTAGCGTCACTGGCTATGTTCGCAAGCTCCATACAGGAGTTCCAACGGTGAGCCCGCTGCACATAGTCCCTGACATTGGCATAGTTGGCGTTGCAAGCCCGACCCTGGTTACTGTTTTCATCCAGGGCCGTGATGGTCTTGTCACCCAACAGCGTCAGAGCGTTGTTGCAAATCGAGACTTCAGAGACTTCGGTCATCAGAACAAGTTCCTTTCATGTCTAGCATGAAGACCTGCCCCCACGGCGCTCCAAGGAGGTCTTGTTGTCGCTTAGAAGGAACCACAAGCTCATTACCAGCGATACTTCTTACGCTTCTCTGGGCGCTTTGAAAATTCTTCCAGGAGGATGCCAGCTGCTTCATCTAACAATGTATACATAGGGCTAGATTTTCTTTTTCGACTATCCGCACTGTAAGAACTTAGCCCAGGAATATATTCATCCCAGGCTCCACCTATTTTATTTAGTAACTCCTTGGCATTTGTAAGAGTATCTTTACGGGTATCTGTAAGATTAGCCCACCACCCAGATTGTTTAGTAACCTCAAACTGGTCATCATTCAACACTTTATTCATAAAATCTAAGGCTCTATGGGTTATTTCATGAGCTAGAGTTTTTTCTTGTTCCTTTTGTTTTCCAGAAGGGTCATCCCCATGACGTTTTTTAGCTCGTACGTTTAAGGAAGCATCCTCAAGAACAATATTCTTACTTATGGGTAGCTGACCTTCGTCTAGAAAATACACCCCAAACCAATTAGTAGGATACCCATCAAGGTTAGTAGATATATCCTTAGCTGAAGTCCCTAGTCTAATTAAATTACCTGCCTGGGGGGCAGTAGTCATGTGGGTTGCTAGTTCATCATCAGCTATAATAGCTTCAGGGGTTCTCTCCCTATACTCTTTAGCCCTAACAGCAGTATTAAACCTTCTAACTTGTTTTCTCGCCTTAATGCTAACCCCCGAGGGCTTTCTGTGAGGAATGTGTCCCCGTGTAGTCTTTCTTGCAAACTTGCGGATCATCGCTTTCTTGATATCGTCAACCATCACGGTGCTCCAAGCACGAAACAGCCCCAAGATCAAAAGCCGCTCTCCTGAGTAGGCTCCGACCAAGGGGCGGGGTCGATGGTGGTTGTCGCCTCGGGGTGCCAGACCGGAAAGCCTCGCTCCCCGATGCGATCAACCATACCTCTCACCTAGTCTACGACATAAACGAAGTGGCCCATGAGCGTAGCTGCAATTGGGATGGTGCCATCATTGATTTGAGCATCAATGGTAACGCCACCCTGACTCTCAAACAGATACGTCTCGTGAGTGCCAACAGTGCCACCAGGGATCACACTACCAGCACTAGAAACGTCAACACCGTCATCAAGCCCGTTGGGGTCAGCGGCGACAGAGTCGCCATCGTCGTCGGTATAAGCCTGCCAGCCCAAATCCATCGTGCGGGACGATCCAAGAGCAGAGAACCCAACATACGACAAGCGAAGCATAAGGCGGACCTTACCGGCAGGAAGTTTCACCAGCGAAGCGGTAGAAGTCGCATCACCAGCACCAGCCCCCTGGGTGAAAGCAAAGAAGGCAATCCGAAGCCGACCATGAAGCTCATGGGTGGCAGGATGCTTCTCTGGAGTTGCAGTCGTGTAACCGACTTGCGTGGAGTCTTCGGTGGTAACAGCCATTGCTGTTCTCCTTTCCTACCTATGGCCTAGGGATCACAAGCGATCTCGACCACCAACTCTTCCTGAATGCGCGTGGCACCCACGGAGAAGTCGAGGTAGACCTGAGTCGAGTAGTTCTTGTCCGCTCGCTCAGTCACCCTGGTCGTGATCTCTTGGCCGACAGCAAGCCCAATAGCGTTTGGGGTCCAGCAGTAAACCAACTCGTCGCTAGAACCGTCCGTCGAGAGGGTTTCATACCGGATGAAGGAGAACCCCATGAAACTATTGACCTTGCCCTGGACCAGCGCGAATACGTCGTTGTAATCGCGGCTCTGGACCTCGGTTTCGGAAAGCAGCTTCGACAACTGTTGAGCGTTGGCAACGCAGAAGAGAGGCGCGTTGTCATCGATCTCGCCGTTCGACATGAGGATCTTCTTGGCAGCGATGAGCTTGCCGACCGAGAGGCCAACGTCACCCGAGCCAGAATCGTAATCATGGTTGTTCACGGCGACTTGCTGGGCGGCGGGAAAGGACACACTTGACGCAGAATCGTCCTCGTCCATTGAAGTGGCGTTGCCACCCATGGCCGAGTAGATGCTGGAATCAAACTGACGGCCAGCAGCCCAACCCGCGTTGACCGCATAAGGGCCCTCGGGATCAATGAGCAGCTTGACACGATCAGCGTTGTCGATCAGGTCAGCCCAAACATAATCGTTCAGGGTGACGCGCCGACGACTGTGTGGCGTGTTGATGAGCGGGGTGTCTTGATGACGGGAAGTGCGGGCCTGAACGGCAGTAGCGCCGATCCGCTCAAAATAGCCAGCCTTTCCCTTCAGGAAATCGGGGTCAGTACGAACAGCATTGCGGAGCCGTGAGCCCTGCTGCTGTGCGAGCATGACCACGTTGTCCTGAAACTGTTGCACAAAGGCAACTGTGATTTCCGTGGACATCGGGATCTCTCCGATTTGGTTGAAGCCAAATGTTTATCGGAGAGTAACCCGGAAACCCGGACCCTTCCTTGACTGATAACGCTCAGTCCCGACGACTACTCTTGGTAGCCAGCACGGACCCTGCAAAGCAGAGTAACCCGGAAGAGTCTTATCCCTAGACGAATGAAAAACTTATGTCAAGGGCAATTGTTTTTTTACAGGTCCATTTTTGACGTACTGAAAATATTCCTCTGCCTTTTCTGTGGCAGCAAGAATCTGTGAAGCCGACCCGTGAACATGGGCCAGCTTCAAGCATTCCAGTCGGATGAGTTCATCAGTTAGTGGTTTGGGAAAGGCCGCATCTTTCGATGTTGGGTTCTTCATGCGGCTTCAGTCCCGTGGATAACCTCATAGAGCTTGGCTGCATCAAGGACAGCTTGCTGATGCTCAGGGTGTTGCCGATCAAAGTAAGCAGAGTCTTTTCCACCGCTGCGGATCTCGGCCAGCTTGGCTTTCGCATCTTCAACACTCACGCCAGCCATGCCGCCACCTCCACCATCTCCACCAACGGAGTTTTCAGAAATCATCCCACCAATCTTGGCAAATGCCTTAGCCAGTGTCGAATTGCTGGCGACCAGGGCATTGAGCCCAGCATGATCCTCTTCAGCAAAGAAGCCAGTGATTGCCCTATTCACAGCACCAGTCTGTGCTTCATAGGTCAATCCCCATTCTGTGCGTAATTCAGCTGCGGTGCGCTCAATGTCAGCAGCATCAGTGGCCTCCATGTCACCGCTCTGCTCTGCGACACTAGCCATCTGATGATTCAGAATACCTTGCGCCTGAGTCGGCGTAAGACCAAGAGCGTGAGCCGACGCCTTAAACGCCCCTACAGCCTCCTCATCGTATTGATGACCCTCAACCTCTGGAAGCTCAAGTTCGTACTCTGCGGCGCTCTCAGGGCGTCCCAGCTTACCCCACAGACTGTTCCAAGCCTCTCCTGAAGATCGTCCATCTGGGATTGCCACCATTCCGCCCACTTTGGACTTGGTGTCGATGTACGACTTAGCCAGACCTCCGACATCTTTGAAATCGGCAAGGGATGCGTTGTCGCGCATGTCTTCAGGGAGTTGTTCATGCCATTCAGCCATTTTTCATTTCCTCTAAAGCAACGTCTTTAATTTCAAATCCTGACTTCCGACAGATTCGTAGGACCATGTCACGCTGACCTTCCCTGAATGCTGTGTCACAGGGATCGGAACCTTGTTTGTGGCTGATCCGAAGTAGGTGGTTGCGGATAAGGTCTCGGATGACGTTTTCGCCATGAATAGTCGAGAAGGCATTCACGTAAGCCTCATCACGATGCTTGACCTCTTTTTCGTTCACGCTTGTGGGTTCCTCACGGCATCAGCCTGTGCTGCCTGGAGGTCAGCCTTGGACGTATCAAGGCCAAGCTGGGCTTGCTGCTGCTGCTGTTGCTGCTCTGCGCGAGCCTGACGGGCCTCAGTCAAAGCCGCTTCATCACGAAGCACCGAATCATCAACATCCAGCTGCTCTGACACAAAACGAGCCACAGCATCGGTGTCGAGGATGTCCAATATCGTTGGATCTACTTGCGCCAAGGGTACCAGTGTCTCAACAAGACGCTGAATGGAACTGATTTCAGATTGGCGTTCCGCTCTCGCAAGGGGGCCTGTGTACTGAACATCGATTTCCGTTCTGTCGGATAGAGCCTGGGGGATCTCACCCAGAGCGCCAGCACGAAGCATGATGCTAAACACCCGCTGGATGAGCGGATTCAGAAACTCTGTCTCAAGCCGACCTAGGGTTGGCCCTAGGACACGCTGCATAAGCTCAACGCGAGTGCGGATTTCCTCTGCCGTCATCCTGTCGGACTGAGGGAGTTCCAGTTGGTCAACGAAGAATGATTGTTTGATCCCCTGACGTAATTCCTCCAGCTTGATCCGGCCAATGTCCGGTCTGCCACGGAATTCGTAGAACCACAGGGCATCCTTGTCCCTGACGGTGGTCCCCTTGCCTGGGTTCAGATTGACCTTGCCCACCACGCCATCATCTTCCATGAACCAGGGAGGATCGATATGCTTGGCCCAAGCCTGAAGCTCAAGCTCAGTGGCCTTGTTCAAGACCTTCAGATCGGGCAACGCCGTGCTGCCAGGGCCTCGTCCGTACTTCTCACCAGCATTCTTGGACCAACGGGGCAGGAAAGCAGGGAACTCCTCGTAACCTGACTCCTCTAGCTTCTTCTCACCCGTTACACTGATGTAGATCGACTGCCACGGCATCTCGGTAGACGCAGGGCTATCCTTCTTGCGGCTCGCTCGCGGCCTGATCCAGTGAAGGAATTTCCATGTGTGCGTCGGATCTTTCTTGTCAGCGTCAACAATCTTCTTCGGCAGCTTGTCAGCACCGAACCGCTCTATGGCTTGAGCCGCTGTGAAGTTGATTTCGATACACATACTGTTGCCGTGACCCTCAGCATCCTCTTCAAACACGTATGCTTGTATTGGATACGAAGTAAAGACGAGTCCGTTAAAAGATTTGTCTCCCTTAAGCTCCTCACACAGCATTCCACCTGTTCCGAAACCCGAGATGTCAATATAGAACTCATGGCTTTGGCTATGGAAGTTTGATGCATTCATCGCTCTCCACATTTTCCGTGAGGCCAGCTGAAGCCAATCAATAACCTCTTTGTCCTCGCCAGCTTCGTCACCCTCCTCCAGCTTCAGACTAAACCATCTGAAGGCACGGCTCGTTAGAGTGCCTTGGAGATTTGCAGACAATATCTCGTGGCTGTGAATCCCCACAGAGGCGAATCGCTGCTTCTGCTTTTTCTCACCAGGGGTCCGACGCACGGTAATATCGGACTTCCGAGGAATCAGGTGGTCCCCAATCTCCTGCCAGTGAGCTTCCCAGGTGTTGCGTCGTCCAACGTGGAGCGCGTTGAAGCGTTTGATGAGGGCTTTTACTTCTTCTGAGGTTGTTGCCATTGCCTAGTCCAGTACGTTAAAGCCGCCGTCTGACATGGTCGTGGCAGATGCGGGGCCATTGGAACTGGAGGAAGGCCGACGAGCATGATGCAAGCTCATCGCTAAGTACCTGGAGGCGTCCATGAGATCGTCCCGCTCCTTGACGATCTTGCCGTCTTTGCGGTGGTACAAGCGAAATTCCTCAAACCAATCATTAAGGTGGGCAGCAACCTTAAGTCGGCCAGTCTCCATACGATCAATCATTATGTCAAGACCGGCCTGAACTGAGATACCTCCGTCTTTGTGCTGTGCGTGGTCCTTCATCATCCTCAGACCGGCCTTGCGCCAGATCTCGGAGACAGGTTTTCCTGAGTTCTTGTCGTGCTTGTGACCATCGTGGGGCCACGCTATCGGGTAGCCCTTGGGCTTGGAGCGCGCCAGGAAGGCAGCATGGTGGGTGGCGGCTGTCACCTTGCTCTGCCGATAGACGTCATGGATGTAGACGACATCCGAATCCATGTCGTAGCGAGCCCAGACCCCAGCCGTGGGATGGTCCCACTCGCTGAAATCCACGGCGGCGATGCAGCGGAAGTGATCGGGAAAGCCGCCCTTCAACTGATCGTGGGTGTATTTGATCTGGTCCTCACC